TTACCATACTTTCTCGCTTTTAAGTATGAAGTTTATCCAGAGGATCAGGAAATTGTTATCTCTCTTAATTCTGCCTATATAGATAAATACAAAATTGTTCTTCAAGTAGATCCAAAGATATTTCCCATGAAGTTCAAGATGCTTAGTGACACGAAAACCTTGAATAGTCAAATTGGAGCTATTCATCTTATGTGGCGAGAATTTATTTTATCTGAACGTGCGCTATGTTATAGGGATTTTTCGGATAAATATGCTATTAAAAGATATAATGAGATAAAACTGACTGCGCATCGCAATTTTATTTCGTCAATGGTTTCTGGGATGCTTGGAGGAAATGTGCACGATATAACTATAGAACCCGAAATAAATACAACTTGTTTTCTTCCAGTTCCTTATGATAATGATTTTGCCTCTCGAGTAGTTTATGGATACATGTTATACTATTGGATTGAAACTGGTCGTCCGAATCCCCCAACATATGAACAAGCTACTGAAGGCATATGTGTCACTGCTGCAAATCCCATAGGACACGCAAAGGCCATGCAAAAGATTATACAGGACCCTGAGGACATGCGTTACTCCGAAGATGCTCTCAGGTTATTGGAAGTTGCTAAACATTTGCTTATACGAGATAGCAATCAACACAATATAGAAAAACTTGAGATACATAATAACTTTCGTGACACACTTCTTTCAGTTGAACTCAATTCATTAGATTTGCAAAAATCAGGTGGAATTCTTGCTGCTAAACACATTGCTTGTAATGGTGTTGAGGAAGATATTTCAACATTCAAAAAAGAAACTGCCTATTTACCCGTTATGGATAAACTTCATGTCATGGATGATTTGGTTACTAGGAATATAAATGATATTAGGTTAAAAAATGGTGATAGTCCTCTTACATCTGTTGAAGTCGAATCCGTTGTTAAGCAAATGGAAGTGCCATATTCTCAATGTTCAATTAAACTGGAACTCCGTGTTGATGGATTGTTTGACAAAGTCCGCATCTTTTTCATTGTTGGTTTGTTACAGCATATAATAACAATGAAATTATTTAAAGTTTTCCATGAACATGTTTGCAATTTTGCTGATAATTTTGTTGCTTTCACATGGTATTATGGGAAATGGCGACAATTCTATGACTATTTTCTGTTTCATGAGAAAGAATTTGAAGAAGAGGAACGCAAGTATAAAGAATATGAGAGTCGTGTGCCTGTTAATGGCCCAATTCTTCAAGCCGAATCCCCAAAAAAAAAACAAAATGAGAAGAAAAAAAATAGTAGTCCTGGTAAAGCTAAAGAAAAACCTAAGAAACGTGAACCCCCAATTAAAAAAAAATGGAAATACGCCACCTTTGATGTCCAAAATAAGGATAATAGGGCCACTATCATACTTCTTGTATTGTATTTTTCTGTTAACATATTGTATTTTGCTCCTCATATAGCTGTTGGTGATTTTAATTCTGACTATATCAGAATTTTCTTTGCTTGGGTTCTCACTCATACAACTACTCATACTGTTGAATGGTTCCATTTTGTTTGGAAAATTGTTGTTGGTACACTATTTAGTGGTGATTACAACACATCACATTTCAATACTTGGTCTATGCAATTAATGATTCGTGCATATAAAGTATGGCTCTACGAAAAAGATTGGTGTGATGCTGAGATTTTTGAAAAAGATTGCAGTTATTGTAGATTTGGTGCTCAGGGTGATAATGGTCTTATGGGTTCTAGAGAAGATTATTGGGAAAAGATAAACATTCATACATTTGCACAATTTCTTAAGGAGAATTATCATCACGTCCTTAAAGACATCAAGGAGTACGAAAATTTCTATACAGAATTTGATGAATTTGGTAATATAACTAAAGAAGGACCATTTTTTTTACAAAGATATTTTACACCACAAGGTCCTTGTCGTCCAACATCAGTTTATGAAAAAAAAATACTTGGAAGCACTCAATTTTTATCTCCTCAATTAATTGCATCGAAGGCTATTGGTCTCGCTTATGATACATATGGTACCAACCCTTATGCTTATAACATGTTAAAAACCATATATGATGCTAATCGTTTGATGTTTCCTGTTACTGCTGTTGAAGATTTGGTTTCTGGAGTTAAGACTTCTAGAAAACGTAAATATGTTTGGGGTATAGAAGAGCAACATATATTGCCTGGCTTTCCAACACTTGAATGGATTCAACATCTGATGAATACTGCCTCCCCATCAGAACATTCGTTGTATCATTCTGATCATGTTGAACGAACTTTCGAAAGCCTAAAAAAAAAAACACGCG